TTCCATCGCATCGCATCGGCACACCTAGAGAGTTGAATGCGTATCAAGACACCATTCAATTTCACGGCGGCACGCTGATTGACGGCATCGTCTACTATGCGAGCGGAGCGCCAAAGGAATACATTGTTCTTGATGACGAAAACAACGCGGCCGAATATCTCGATGCTGCCAATGTCATTCACCTTTACGATCCATCTTGGCAGGAACAGGGCCGCGGATTACCCGCTTTTACCCATGCTCTCAACGATCTGCGAGATATGCTTCAGTCACACGACTGGGAGCGACTGGCGCAAATGATGCTTTCGAGCATCGGTCTGATCGAATACAACGAACACGGAGGGCCAGATCCCGACGATCCGAGCAACATCCTAATCGGCGACAGCACGACCGGGCAAGGAATGACGTATGAGACGATGGATGGCGGCGCTATCCGCTATTTTAAATCCAACTCCGGAGGCAAACTTGAGACGATTAAATCGGATCGTCCTGGTGATGTCTGGGAATCATTCCATGATCGCATCATCCGCTCTGCTCTCGCCGGCATCAACTGGCCGTATTCACTCGTCTGGAAACCAACCGGACAAGGAACCGCGGAGCGCAGCGAAATCGGCAAGGCTCAACGCGCGGTCGAGGATCGCCAGGACATTCTAAACTACGCAGCCACGCGCATGGTTGGCTATGCAGTCGCCAAAGCTCAGAAGCAAGGCATCCTGCCACAATCGGAAGACTGGTGGAGATGGGAATTTACTTATCCTGCGAAACTCACGATCGACGATGGCCGCGTCAGCAAAGAGCTGGAAGCCATGTGGAAAATTGGAGCCAGGAACATGCGCGACATCGTCGGCATGATGGGCAAATCGCTTGAGGAACATTTGATGGAACGCGCCGAGGAAGTCGCACTACGCAAATTGGCAGCGCAATCCGCAGCCGAAAAATACGGCGTGGTGATCGAGGATCGAGAAATGTCAATGCTTACGCCAAACGAAACTGCACCAACTGAAGTATTCGATGCCTAATCTATCAATCATCTGCGACATCGACGGCACTCTATTCAATGGAGAATCGCCGATTCAAGAAGTCATCGACTACATCACCGCTGAGTCGCTGGAGTATCAAATCCACATCATAAGTGGTCGCCAAGATTCACAGATGCAGGAAACCATTGATCTGCTCAACGAGTATGATGTTCCGTATTACGACATTCACTTAAGCGATTTCCCAGAAGGTGCCGAGGTGGAATATAAGAAATACAAGGCGAAGAAATTGATGGATGAAGGCTACGATATCGTCGAGGCGATCGACAACGATCCTCGGGCGCGTGAGGCATATTCATCACTCGGAATCGAAGAGGTCACCAATCCATCGGAAATCACAAAAGAATCAGAAGAGATCGAAGATCAAATTGTCGATCTAAAGCCAACCGCGGCAATGGCAGCAGAAGCATCTCGTGGATTACAATGGAGGCAAGAATTTAGCAGAGGCGGAACTGCCATCGGAGTTGCTCGCGCTCGCGACATCTCAAACAGAGTCAATCTTTCTGAAGAAACTATTGGCCGAATGGTCAGCTTCTTTGCACGACACGAAGTCGACAAGCAGGCATCTGGATTCTCCCCTGGCGAGGATGGTTATCCATCAGCAGGAAGAATCGCTTGGGCGCTATGGGGTGGAGATGCCGGCAAGTCATGGGCCGAAACTCGACTCAAACAAATCAATGCACAACCCGAACAATCAAAAGCAATGAACTACCTTTCAATCGAAAACAAAGTCGGCAAAGTGAAGCTCAACGAAGCTGTCACGCCATACTCAATCGACACGATCATCGAGGAGATGGGCCGTCTCTACGGACAAAACGCAATCGGCACAGAGATCGCTGGGGTGACTGCAAGCGCAGATGGCGCTCTTGAGGAAGTCATCATGGAAATCAACTCTGGTGGTGGATCTGTTCTGGATGGTTACCGGCTATACTACGCGATCCTTGCCATGCGTGATCGTGGCGTGAAGGTCACAGCAATCATCAACTCACTTGCAGCTTCGATGGCATCTGTGATCGCTATGGCAGCCGATGAGATCCACATGGTCAAGGGAGGGCAGATGATGATTCACGATGCATCACTGAACTCCAGCGGCAATGCGAGCGAGCATCTACAAGTGTCAGAATTTCTTGATGGAATTTCTGACGAAATCGCAGACATCTATGCAGGCAAGTCTGGCATGGAAAAAGAAGTGATTCGCAAAATGATGAAAAGCGAAACTTGGCTCAATGCTGACAAGGCATTTGCGATGGGTCTGATCGACAAGGTGATCGGTCCAAAATTTGACATGCCAACCAAGGCAAGTATGAGCATCCTCGACAAACTTTTGCCAAACGCAGAACTTGCTTCAAAAGTTGAAGCAAAGGACAGCGAGATCAAATCGCTTGAAGCATCAATTTCCGAAGCTAACGCAAAATTTGCGATGGTTGAAACCGAGTTGCAAAACGCAGTGACTGAACTCATTTCAGCAAAAGCTGAACTCGACGAAAAGACTGAAGCTCTCAAAGAAGCTGAGGAAAAAATCGCCGAGCAAGAATCCAGCATCAGCGAACTGACTGAAAAGTCGGAAGCGTCTGCTGAAAAAATCTCGCTTGAGGCATCTCGCTTACTTGCTGCCACAGGTCACCCCACTCCAGTTGCTGAAATCGCAGACGATGCAACTGCTCAAGTCGATCACTTTGCAATCATGTCCAAGCTATCACCCGAAGATCGCTCGGATTATTACACCAAAAACCGCTCCAAAATTCTCAGTCTCTAACTAACAAAATACAATGGCTTCCATTTCATTCAACGACACCATCTTTGCGCAAGAAGCACTCAATGCTTTCAATGCCGCACTGTCACCAATCAGCGCATTCTCGCGCAACATCAGCAGCGAAGCTCGCAACAAAGGCGATGCAATCGTTGTCCCGTTCATCTCCGCGCTCACCGCAACGACTTTCAATGCTACCTCTGCCAACTATCAAACTGGCGGCGGCGCAGTGACCAGCAACACGGTCAATTTGAATCAGCACAACATCGTAACGATGGATCTGACTGACATCCAAGTTGCCAACTCGTCCGGCGCTCGCTTCGACGCAATCGCAGCCCAAGCAGGCCGCGCACTTGCTGCAAAGGTTCTTGAAAACATCTGGAAGGTCATCACCACCAGCAACTATGGTGCTGCATCGGTGACCACTTCTGAGGCAAACTACACGCTTGCTCAGATCATCGCATTCCGCAAGCAACTCTCGCTAAACAATGTCCCTCTCGACATGATTAGCTGCTTCTTCAACCCAGTGGTCGGCGCTGCACTTCTTGGATCTTCCAACGTATTGCAAGCCTACGCGCTCGGCGACAACACCGCTGTTCGCACCGGTTCGCTTGGCAAGCTCGTTGGATTTGATACTTACGAAACCAACATCCTTCCAACTGCTTCCACCTCGCTTGTCTCGTTCGCTGCTCACCCTGACTCGATCAATCTGGCAATGCGCTATCTCGCTCCGCAAGATACTTCGATGTATCTCGCAGCCGAGCAGGTCAGCGCACCGAACGGCATCACGATGGGTTATCGTCGTAGCTTCGACCCAGCCAAGGGCATCCACTACGGAGCATTCGAGTGCTTCTATGGTGTGGCCACTGGCTTGACTCTCGGCTTGGTCCTCGGCACTAAGCCATAAGATTCTCCCTGGTATTGGTTCTGGCATCAACCCCACTCTGGAAATTTCCGGGGTGGGGTTTTTGACATCCGCGAATTGTCAGATGCAAAATGAACTCAGCCTCTGCATAATTGCAGGCAATTCGGAAAGCGTGATCCGTAGGTTCCTAGCCTACTTCTCGCCACTCGCCAGCGAAATCAATGTGGTGATTGCTCCAGGAAATCGTGAGCAGGATCAGACCGAGCAGATTTGCTTGGATGCTGGCTGCAATGTCCAACGGTACACGAACAAGATCGACTGGCCGCACGTCGATGACTTCGGCGCAGCTCGGAATCAAGCCACGCAAATGGCAACAAAGCCTTGGGTGATGTGGGCCGATACCGACGACATGATCGACGCCGATTCTATCCAGCAAATCCACTCGCTACTCAAGGATCTGGATGGCAAGGAGATTGATGGCGTTCTGATGCCATACGTTGTGCCGGAGGACGGCGTCATCAACTGGCGCGAGCGCATCTGGCGGCGAGGCGCTGCCGAATGGCAGCATCCAATTCA